TCATTAGTCAACCGTTCAATATCACCAATATCTTTGGGATTTTTACTATTGATATATTGCTCCAATTGACTACCATACGATTGGTTAGATAGCAATCCCAATAAAGGAATTGCTATACCAATCACAGTCATTGTAATGATTGTGAGTAATACTGATATCATATTACTTAGATTTTTTTGTATTGAAAGCAGGAACCAAAGCTTTATATTGGTCAGCCATTTCTGTGTAGAAATCTTTGCTTGTGAAAATCATACCTAAGGCCATCATTGATTGCATTCCTGCATCTGCGGCTGCTTTGGTGTACTTTGTTTGTGCATCAACAAATGTAGTCAATGCTGTTTTGATACCTTCGTGTTGAACTGTTGTCTCTACGAATTTCTTTTTGAAGTCTGAAACGCCATCGATAACGGCGTAAGTTGCTGTGTTAAACATAATTTTCTCCTGTGTGTGTTTAAAATTGGGTTTTTATGAAGAACCCCTAACTTCATATATATTTATGCCACTTGATAGATTTCTCTATATTTTGACATAGCTATTTTCCTAGCTAGGAATAATCTCAGTTTGAGATAATCGGTTAATTCTTCATCTGTTGAGTTTTCAACTTTTAATACAATACGACGGGAATTAACTATCATATCCTCATCATCAACTAGAACCTTATTTGGATCTAGACCCCAGGTTCTAATTGCTATGAGTCTGTATGGATTACTTCTTAGGAGCTTCGGCTTTTTTATCGTCAGCTTTTGCTGGCTTGGCATCACTTTTAGTATCTGCCTTGGGAGCATCCTTTTTCTTAGCCAATTTCATTTCTTCCTTTGGTGCTTCTGCTTTAGCAGGTGCAGCCGGTGCTACTGCTGCCGGGGCAGGTGTTGATGGAGCTTTAGCTGGTTCAGCGGCAAAAGCTGTTGCTACTGACAATGTTGTGATTAGGGCGATTGCTAATGTTTTCATTTTAAGTTTCCTTTATGTTAATGAAGTAGATTTTATGTTCTACATATATATAACGCATCAGACAATCGTTTCGTTGACATAAATACATTATGTTATATATATCTTATCAGGGCATTTATGATGGACAAAACTATGAGTACGCCAATATGCCTGACCAAATAGGCAAATCATTTAATAATGGATTTGCTTGTATGGTTGATGTTTGGAGAATAGACAATACACTTTATGTAGGTCCAGAAGAAGCACCCATTCCAGTAACCGACAAATATCTGCAGGGTAATCGTTTTTGGATTAAATGCGGTAATCAGGAAACATATGATTGGTTTACTACACAACCAATAAGACACTATCCTAACTATTTCTATCAACCTAATAGCATGGTTAATGCATTGACTAGAAGCGATAAGTTATGGACACCCGGAACTGTTCCAGTCAATAATACTAGTATAATTGTTCTACCTGAAATAGCTGATAGAGGATTATTAAGTACAGTACATTTAAGATGCTACGGGGTTTGTAGCACCTATTTAACCTTCATCAAACGTATGCGTAATGAAGGTGAGTGGTATTAACCACCTCGTCCACTTCTACGTACAACTGTTGCCCCGCCCGATCCTTTTGTGGGTTTAGGACCTTGACTTTTCGGGGCTTTGCCCAAGCCAGGATGCTTACTATCTTTCTTAGCGGCATTTGCTAAGTTAATAAATGGATTTTTACTTTTCTTTTCTTCTGTCATTTTTTACCTTTATACTATCTAAATACTCGTTTACATTTCCATATAAACTCACCATCATAGCAATTTTGCTATCATAAAATCGTATGTAGGGGAAACTTCTTTTTTCAACTTTATTTACCCCCATGTAATAAGGGCATTTGATTTTTTTGTTAAGTTCTAAGATGTAAGCATGATATTGAGTTTCTGGCTGTAGTTTCAATTCATACTGATAGAATTCTATTTCTGCTGTTCTAAATGCTAGATCACCTACATCAGTTAATCGTAATCCATCCTGACGTCCAGTCATCCACCACTTGAATAATAGTTTATCTAAGGGTATATTTTTTTCTTGTAATAGTGAGTCCGGAAGTTGAGCCAATACAACTTCGGTAATAGTTTCTTTGAGAGACTTACGCTTATTCATCTGGGTAGACAACTCTACCCGAATTCATAAACACCACAGTAAATTTATCTGTTTTAAACTGAGAATTCAATTTGCGACATAGATTACGTGCATGTCCGGGATTGCTGAAACTAGTTTTCTTATATTTAGGTGTTGCTTCATTGTCTAAGTAATGTTGGCTTTTTAGATTGATAGGTTGTCCGTCATAGAACACAGCCCATATACCGGCAGCTTCTACAATTTGGTCACATTTGTATGTTACTTTATCTACTAATTCTAGTAGAATTTTAGGTTGTGTCCTAGACATTAAAATTTACCACCGTTAATTTCTACCTGATATATTGGTTCTATTGTACTTTTATTTTGTAAAAATTCATAGTTATCTGCAAGTAGTTTACTTAGCTCATCACGCAATCCGCGGGCTTCACTTAAGGGAATAACAACATCCTTCCCCTGTCTAGCTTCCATATAGGATACTTTGTCCACGAATCGCTTAATATGTATCATTAGTTATTTATCACGCTTTTTGCCTCATCCTCAGTCTTAAACGGTCCAGAATAGGGATAACGCTGGATAAAGATATATTTAGGGCAAAAAACAGTTGATTTCTCACTTCCCTGCTCTATTACGAACCACCCTGCGGCATGATAACATTTACTTTTGTTATCTGTAGTGAATAGGTGTAGCTTACGTTTTATATCCAACATGCTGTTGAAAACTTTACCTGTTGTGGGATATACTTTAAAAGGCAAATCATGTTTGCTTTTATTCACTTTTTCTACTGCTTCAAATTGGATATTTGTTTTGCGTTTAATGGCTGTGGTATTTTTATAATGACTCTTATTGCCATTCAATTTCACTTCAAAGCCAGAACCATCAGCAAGTACATTGCCTACTTTTTCTTTGCCATCTGTGACAATCCAAAATTGATTTTTAACTACGGGTTTCGCAATTAATGTTTTTGTCATATTATTCAATACCAAAGTGGGATTTAATTGCATGTCTAATTTCTGCAACTTTATCCTTGTCAAAAGTGAAAGTACTAACTACATCTGCACATTCATTGACAATTAATGCTACAAAAGCACCAACTGCAAATTGATCTTCTGTAATACATTCTTCTGCCATTTTCTTAATTGTTTCGTTATTCATATGTTTCCTTTAAAATTAGTTTATGTAAATATCTTTACATCTTTGTGTTTAACAATTATAACACGATACATCACATCTTTGTATTTTATGGGCAAATCTAAATGCACACTTATTCTCGGCCCTTCAATTTCATTGATTAATGTATCATTTCCTACCGTACCCACAAATGGAATTTTATTCCATTTGCCGATAACTCTGTCACCAATACTGTATTTACCCATATATCGGTTTGCTTGAAAATATTCTGCTAATGTTGGCATTATAACATATATTGTTTTAGTACATCACGTGCAATAGACAAATCCTCTATTACTGGTTCATCCAACATTTTTCTGTATTCAATGATGATTTCCATAGCATAAGCTTGATCCTCATCATCCAATGAGTACCACCACTCCTGTAATTCATCTGGAGTTTTGTTTAAAATGTATTGTAAATTTTTGTAATCTCTTGTCATGTTATTCTCCTAGTTTTTCCCAAATGTATTCAGATTCTTTCATATATGCTACGGGCTGTAGCCAACCATTTTTATACGCTTCCATAATCATTGACTTATATTGCCTTGGACACTCGTTGCTAATTTCAAACCCGGCACGTGGTGTCATAGTGAGTCCATTCTGAATAAGAAAATCTACATTACCTTTGCGTATTGTTTTAATAGTTTTATTATTGATAGCAATAGTATATGTCATTCTTCAACTCCAAAATGTTGTTTAATCTGTATACCTGGTGCCGCCCACCCTTTATCAGCAATCTCGGCACATTTAAGAACAATCAACTCAGCTAACTTTTCTGCATTATCAACATTCATCCATTTACCACTTACGTCGGTTCCTACCTGTTTAATCAATTCTCTGATTCGTTCACTCATACCAAACTTCCCTTATAAGGTGTATTTAACCATTTTGCATATGTATCTGCTTGTTCCGAAATTTTTGTAAGTTCAAATCGGCCGCAGAATTTCATAAAATGAATTCCCACTTGAGGAGTAACAGTTGTACGAACACCCTCACGGATATATTTATCTACTGATTGTTTAACTTCATCCGGCTGACAGGTAAGATCAATCAGTACACGATTGCGTTCATAATCGTCACGCACACGATGTTCTACGCCATTATGGTCTAACCATCGTTGCAGTTGCATATTGTTCCAGTGGTAGCCTTGCTTTTCTCTATCAGCATAAGCCTCAATCAATCCAACTTTATTCTTGCTACCTTTAGTACGCACCCCGGGAAAAGCACTGAACACGTTGTCTGTACTATCTCCACGCATACATTTTTCGAAGAGGATAAATTGTGGGTCACCTAACAATTTAGGTTCTTTTGTTTTCTTATCCTTAACAATACGACCTTTATCATCATAATAACCCTCTAGAGTAATTAACTGATTAGTGATACCATTATAAATTTTAGTTTTTTCCGTAATTAGTTGTATAAAATCGGTATCACTTGAAATTATAAAATTTTCATCTTCTGGATGAAGTGCCACCCAACGTGCAATCAAATCATCTGCTTCTGCGTTAGGATCACGAAGGACACTTACATTAGTTTTCTCACGCAAAAAAGTTGTGAACTTTTCATACGTTTCCCAAAATAAAACGTTTTCTTCTTTCTCAGCCTCTGTTTGAGATTGTGCATCTACAATTCTATTCTTTTTATAGGGCTCATAAAAGGACTTCCTCCACGATTTTCCCTCCAGGCAGAAGACCACGTGACCAATTCCAAATTTTCTAACAATTTGATTGCATGATGCAAGTGTAAGATGTAGAGCCATCGCTACTTTCTCCTCTGCATCACTGTTGCGGGAAGCAACATGACGGGCTCTGAAGAAAAGATTTGCGGTATCCATAAGTGCGTATTTTTGTGTCATATGTCTATTATATACTACTATTTAGATAAAGTCAAGAGCCACGGGTATTACCACACCCTTTTTTCTTGCAATTGTTGCCAAAGCTTCACGTAATTCAGGGTAGCGATTGTTATAATCTTTATTATGCATGGTAATTAATGCATGAACATTTGAGCAAAGTGTTTTAAGATTTTCAGGTGAGTTGTTAAAATGATTACCATCCATATGATGTACATGCAGACACATGGGCCATAGTATGGCCATTTCTTCCCATGTTATATTTACCTTAATTAAATTCATAAATCCAATTCTTGCATGTATAGCACAAGTAGTATAATTAGTCCCGGAAACTGCTTTGCAACATTCACAGTAATTTTTCTTATATTGTTTGTAGGTTTCATCCTGCAAACTAGATGACACTTTCAAATGCAATCCAAATTTCAATTCAGGCACAGGGCCGCCACTGAATACTTCACCTAGAATATATTTGCGGCCGGCTGGTTCACGGAAGGTATCAGTTTCAATGAATTCTTTTACATCAGTATTCAGCAACACACTATCGACCGGAACGTGAACTGTTGAAGTACTATGCAAAATATAATATTCTGCAACCAAACGTCTTTGTTCGTCAGTAAGATCATAATTACGAATAGTCTGAGCGGCAGTTGCATGATTAGTGAAACCAAATTTCATACGTGCCGCACGTCCTGCAGTTTGTGAATAATTGTTATGAATAGTACCTGAAGGCTCACGACCAATAATCACGTTACTAATTTTTACATAATCAACACCTGCATAGCCACTATCAATAGTAACCATTACCACAGGGGTGTGATGATGCTTGTCACCCATAGTAACACCTTGCTCAAGTGACTCAATTTTCTTACCATTAAACTCTTTACCGTCTGAAGTAGAGATAAACAACGTGAAACCGTACCTAGTACACAAGTCACGGATTTCGTCAATGTATAATTCAAAGTCAACACCATTAGTAGAACCTCGCCGACCAATACGTGCCATCAATGCCGGATAAGTTGCAAAGATGTTTTTCTTTGTAGTTTCCCAAGTATTTGATTCAATTGAGCCAATAACGTTACCAATCTTATCGCAGTACTGTTTAAAATATTCAAGTCCTTTACGTAAGGTATCTTCATTGTCTAAGTACGGAATAACATCATAGAACGGTGTAGTAAGAATATCTCTAGGCATCGGATCTAAATAGATATTGTTTGTCTCACCTAAAGGTGTAAGTTCTTTTTGACTATTAGTCGGAGTAGCAGTTAAAAACAAAACTGCACAATCTGATAGGGCACGTAATTTGTTTAAAGTCCATGCTTCAAAATTATTGTTAGTTACACCTTTATCAGCCCTGGTGTCTGTCTTATCAATAGTACCAAACATGATGTGTGCTTCATCTACAATCATTAAATCAAAGCTACCACTTTGTGTTAACAGGTCATAATTAAGATAGAAATATTGTGCTGTCAAAAAGACCATAACAATATCACCGTCTAATGTAGATGATGTATCACCTTGCACAATTTCTTTTTTGATTTTGTCAATATCTTTGCTATTGTAAACCTTTACTAATTTACCATCAACTTTTTTATTGTGCAAAGAGTTTTTAGCTTTCTTGTATGCACCATCTACTACTTCTTTGCGAGGTGCCATAAATCCCAAAACACGTTTGCCGTGTTTTGCAAATTGTTCAATAAATTCGGGAACTAATGCTTTGATTGACACAGTGGTTTTACCTGACCCTGTGAAAGCATTAAGTACCATTTTACGAGAATCACCCTTAAGGTAAAAATTATCTAATTGTGAAATTACCTGTGCTACTAAATGCTTTTGCTGATTTGGTGACAATATGATATCACAAACATAGCTATTGTACGTTGTTTTTGTAAACATAAAACTACCTTGAATTAAGTTAATAAGTCTCTATTGTATAGCCATATGGATTTATTGTCAAATTTAATCCTCAAATAATTCTTGAATTTCTTTTTTAAATTTTTTATCATATAAAATCCGCTGATTGTGTACTAATTTATCAAAACTTCGCATGTAATACCATTTTTTTTGCATTTCGGACATACCTAACCATAACTGTAAATTCTTCTTAATAATTACCCATCTTTGGGAAAACGAAACAATATTATCATAACTTTCGTCAAACAAGTCATCAAAGGTTTGAAATCCTTCTTGTTTTAAATGCGCTAGTAATCCTGGTTGCCCGCATATTAAAAATATATGACCTAAGGCAATGGTACGAAATGTTTTTTCAGTTATAAACAAACCACTAACACTGTCAAAGTATGTTTCATTGACTAGTTCCAAATATGAACAATTTGTCAAGTCTATTTCTGACAATATCATAGTTTTATTATTAACACGTACTCTTTCAATACCCCTTGCATTAGATGCATGTTGGTCTAATTCTTGGAAATATTGATCTGTTTCTATAGTTTTTATAAACTCCAAATCTTCCGGTGTTGTGTAAAGGTCAATAAATTCTTTTTTTATATCAAGCAACATAATTACGATTTTATTTTTATCTTCAGTAAGAATACCTATATCAAAAATATTAGTATATTTTGCGTTAGCTAACATACCGCTATTTTTCAAATCACTAAACACCAGATATCTGGATTCTCTATATCGTTTGTTTAACGTAATAAAATCATATTTACTTAGTTTATCACGATCCAACTTTGGAGGTATAGGTATTCTAAAAAGAGTATCTAACCAAAAATAATTTTTAAAGCATTTATAAGTTATATCATCGGGAATATGTTTGGATTTAACAAAGTTTCCAAAAACAAATCTTATCTTAGATTCTGGGAAACGAGAACGTATTGAATTTATTAAACTGCCAATAGGTTCATTGTTGCTCCAAATTTCCCAACCTTCACTGGCATACCAAATCAAAATTTCAATATTATTGATACAATTTTTTTTAAAGAAAACATGATCTTCTAACAAAGCCTCAATTTTTTCTGACCATGCCCAACAAGAAATTTCAATAGGATAAAAACTTTTTAAATTACTGTATTTTTTGTAAAAATATTCGGTGCCATATGCAGTAGTAGCAACAGTAAAATCTACATTAGTTTTTATGAGTAATTTAGGAATTTCAACAGCACCATCGGTCATACCATCTTCTAATCTACAATTATTTACAATTTCTCCATTCTGAATATAATCGTACCATAAAACTACTTCACTCATTAACTTACCTCGGTACGACCATTACCGAGGTCCTTTGTACGAATTACCCTAGAGTCACGGTTCTCGGGATCAGCAACTTGCTGTTCATACATTTCCAGCGCAATATTTCTGCAAACAGTTTGGAACCAACGATCCACTATAACTACGTCAGTATCATCATCACGTTGTTTATATCCTGCCTTAATAAGATTCAATACAAACTTATCATTGTAATCCAAGTCAAATGAACCATCATTAATATTTTCAGGATTGATTTCTACTTTGTTGATAGCAATGTATGGTTCGCTTGCCGCTGTTGCTTTTTGTTTTGCAGTAAGTTCAGGTGGCACAGGCTTTTGCTGTTTAGGCTTTGCTTCCTTCTTTTTAACAACAGGTTCAACCTCTTGTTTCTTAAATAGATTCTTTATTTTGTCAAACATTTGTATCTTTCGTATAGTTTAAAGCTGGCAAGATTCTTTGCCTTTGATTCACACATTATATCAAAGTTATCTAAGAATGTCAATGCCCAATCATTGACTGCATCGTTCCAATAGTAATCACTATGTGCCCGAAGCTTCTGTTTACTATGTCCTGCTTCTATCAACGCACCATGAGCGGGTAACTGTGATCCGGGATGTCCGACAAGTACGTCCTCACGGCTGACGGAGTAATGGCAAGTAGGGCGCAAACCACGCCAACTATCCCTAACCATTTTAACCCGATCATCAGTCGGTTGAATATATTCTCCAGTTTTAATCCAGTGGTGATGGATGTCCATGACCGTAGGTACGAGGTCAGATAATGATAAGCAGTCTGTAAGATCATGTGTGTATTCTTCATTTTCTAGTGTTAGTGTGTTTCGTGCCTCGGGGCTAAGTCTACCATAAACATCTCTGATACCCTGAGGACCTTTTCTACCAGAGATGTGAACATTGATTTTGATATCCTGAAACTTCTGCCCATAATTCATCATGCGGGCCATGTCACAATGATATTCAAATTCTTCTATACTCTTATTTACTACTTCTTCACGGTCACTTGCTAAAACTACAAATTGGTCAGGGTGAAAGCTTAGTCGTACATCATTTGCCCTAGCTGTCTCACCAATGGGTGCAAACATCTTAGCTAATTCATTCTGTACGTCGGTTGTCTGCCAAAAGTCTTTCCAACTAGGTTCTGTGTAAAAACTAAGCATATCACTGGTTAGTCGAACCATACGTAATTCTGGGTCAAGTGATGCTACTTTCTTAACAAGATTATGTGTATGTGTGATATTGCGTTTAGCAACTTCCATAACTTTATCTTCCGCTACACTACGTGTTTGACGTTTTGCCCAAGCAAGTGTAGTGCCACCTGTGTTTAGTTCGGGTACACTAACTACCTCACCCTTATTGTTAATTTCACTGAATTTGCAAGCAAAGCCGATGCGTTTGATAGATTGATTTGTCAAAGTAATAGTCCAAAGTGATAAATAATAGATACAGTGTAGCATACCTACGCAATAAAGTCAACTATTTACGGACACCACTATGAAAGCAAACGAATTTATTACTGAAGGCAAGAAGGGTTTATGGGCAAACATTCACGCTAAACAAGACCGTATTAAACACGGATCAGGCGAAAAGATGCGTAAACCAGGTAGTAAAGGTGCACCTTCTGCACAAAATTTCAAAGATGCCGCAACTGAAGCCGCAAACCCAGCACAACAAGCCGCTATCGCTATTCATAAAAAAGAAGAAGCTATGGATGAGGATTGGCAAAAGGTCAACAAATCTGATAAAACAGATGGGATGAGTGGTAAAGCGGTAAAGGCATATCGTAGAGAGAATCCGGGTAGTAAACTAAAGACAGCAGTTACTACTAAACCAAGCAAGATCAAAAAGGGTAGCAAAGATGCTAGCCGTCGTAAAAGCTTCTGTGCAAGAATGAGTGGAATGAAAAAACATAATGCCAGTGCCAAAACTAAACGTGATCCAGATAGCCCAATTAATAAAGCATTGCGTAGATGGAACTGCGAAAGTGTTGAGCAAATGCAAGAGTTAGTAATGATAGCTGAACAACGTATTAGGAACCTTAAGAAATGAATTTTGTAGAATTATTTGAGGGTACTACACCCAAATTACCGGGTGCTGTAGGCGGCATTAAAGTTATGAGCATGGATCAATTCCTTGCTCAATCAGATGAGTCACCTGATGAACAATTAGATGAATTGTCCCCTCAGACATTAGCAAGTTATGTTAGAAAATCTAATACTGATGCTAGAGATAGACTTAAACAAGATCCAAATAATCAATTTAAAAAGGCTCAAAAGAGAGCAGCCGGCATAGGTCAAGCAATTGGCAAGATTCGTGCTACAATGGAACCTTCTACTGCCAAACAACAAAATGTGGTAGAAGGCCCGGCGCTCTCTACGTCAACACTTACTGGTGAAATTCCTACATTAATGGGTCTTCGAAAAAAAGAACAGGGAGACTTGATAGAAAAATATGCTCTCTGGTCCAGAGAGAAAGACTATTTTGAATTATTTGTAGAGTTGTCAGGTAAACCTATGCCTGAAATTTATAATATGAATGATTCACATCAGTTAGCGTATGAACTTTATAACTTAGGATCTCAAATTGCTAGTGATTGGCACAACATTAGTAACCCCAAATTCAGCCGTCGTGAATATCTCAACCAAATAATGAGCGATTGGTATAATTTATTTAAAAAATCAATTCAAAAATACAAGAGTATGAAGCAAGGTGTGGCGGAAGCAACAAAACTCCCAGCACAAACACGTGAATTAAAAGGTCAAGAACTAGATGATTACTTAGACAGAATTCGTAATCGTGAAAAAGGTAAGACAGACAAATATAAACTACCATATATTCACCGTTCTAGTGTAGTCAAATACTACAATGAAGAAGGTAAACGCTACGATACAGACCAAATAAAAACAGCATTAGGTGTTCGTCCAAAGAAACTTCTTAAACAAAATGAGAAGATGAAGCACAGCAATGGTGAACTGGAACAATTCTATAACATTGGTTTTGCCGCATTAGTTGGTATCGCATTAGATGAAGGTACTAACGAACTAATAGTAGTTAATACATGTCCGGGTGCTGGTTCATGTAAAGTAGATTGTTTCGCTATGAAGGGCGGTAAGGTTCAGTTTGAAGGTCCATGGTTAAGTGACGGAAGAATACTAACTTTCTTATTGAATGACCCGGATGGTTTCTTCAATCAACTAAGTGCAGAAATCACAAAAGAAGAAAAGCTAGCAAAAAAAGGTGGTTATAAAGTAAGTATTCGCTGGCATGATGCTGGGGATTTTTTCAGCCCAGAATATCAAGACTTGGCATTTAAGTTGGCAGAGAAATTCCCTGAATGGGCTGTTTTTTCTGACGGAAAATTAACATTTGGATTTGATGAAAAATCAGCGTCAGCAAAAGCAGAATCATTACGTGATCAAGATCCTAAGGCAAAGGCTGTTCCTGTTGTAGGATTCTATGCTTATACAAAGATAGCGGATGCGGCATTAGGTCAAAAGCCAGCAAACTTTATTGTTAACTGGAGTGAGGGTGCAAGTACTAGTCAAGAGAAACAAGTTAAAGCACAAGACCCGCAATTAGATGTAACAAAGAATAGTCGCATCGTTCCAAGTAAGTTATTCTATGACTTATTAAAGAAAGATGAGAAGGGTAACTTAGATAAGACTGCTGACGGTGCTTGGCAACCACGTGACAGTGCCGCATTAGAAGAATTAAAAGACAGACTAGCACAACAGTATAATCTAAAGCGTGATAGTATTATTGATTACAATGAAATGATGGCAACTCCGCAAAAGAATAACATTAAAAAATGGAATGTTATCATTGCCCCGGGTGAGGGTGATATCAGTGCTAATAGACAGGATGTATTGTCTACATTACTATTGAAACACTAATGAGAGTAAGTGAATTCATTACTGAAGGCTTGTCACATCCAGTTATATGTGTTGATGTACAGCCTGAATATAATGGCGGACCATGGCCACCTGCTAATCCAAAGTTTGTTCAAATAATGAATTTTGTACAAAAGCAAACAGGCCCTGTGCTGTTCTTTATCAATGCTGAAGACCAAGGATTGAGTGGGGATTCTATTCAACAAATACAACAATTCTGGGATGAAACACTGGGTACAGAAGGTGAAGAAGGCGAAGATGAGAATGGTGAATACTATTACAACGAACCAGAAAGTCCAATCGATTGGCGTCGCTTTCAAATAGTAGATAAAGGGTATGGTTACTTGCGTTCATGGATGGATCACGGAATAGAACCAAGTACTATCATTGCTACTATACGTGAAATGTATGCTCAAAAAGTAAGTGATACCAGAGACCTAGAGTTTCCGGCTTTTAGTAAGCGCACGACAACACAGTCACTTATTATGGGTGCCATTGAAGAAATGCAAGATGATCCAATGACAGTTGGCTGGACAAGTATTGCACAATTAAAACGTTTTAACGGTGCATACTTAGTGGGTGGCGGCAGAGATGAATGTCTGCGTGAAGTAGAATTGTTAATGAATGCGTTCAATATTAAATATAAACGTATTGATAGTTTGGTGTATTAAATGAGAGTAAGTGAATTCATTACTGAAGGCAAATTAAGTGTAGATGTACCTAATGAAAATTGGTTACAGGAGAAAATTGACTACGCTAAAAGTAAAGGTCGTAACAGCTATGGTGTTCCATATATGGGTAGTACTACTGCTCATGTTATTGGAACTCCACCTAGGGTACGTGTACTGAGATTAGCTTCACTGCCAGGCATGCGCCACGAACAAATCAATATACGTAAAGATGACTTAAAGTCATTAATGGATTACATGGAAAAGACTGGTAAATTGCCACCAGGACGAGCTGGCGAAGAATATCTACCATATATTATGGTAGCTTACAATGGCGAAGCTTGGGTCAACGAAGGCAATCATCGTATCATGGCCGCATATAGATTAAACTGGTCGGATATGCCGATTGAACTACGCTACTTTGACGGGGGCGAAAGAATCAAAGACGGCCCAATGTACCCAGGAAAGATTGGATTAATTTAAACCTTAAGCAATTCTTCCATTGTATAAAGATTACGCATATAGGGTGATACATTAGCTAGTACACTACTAGGTATATCACCCTTTCTTCTTGGGCCGTATTTTACTTCAAAGTCAACGTCATTGACCTTTTGAAATAAATCAACAATCTCTTGTACAGAATATCCTACACCATGCCCTAGACTTTCAACACTATTACTAGGCTTTTCGATTGCTTGCACCAACGCATCACAAATTTCGTTTACATGAACATAATCACGTATACATGTACCATCGATGACATTTACATCATAGTCATTACCGTAAATAGTAAACTGTCCTGTTTCACGTGCCTTCATTAGATTGTACATTAACCCATCGGGGTTAGTGGGAGCCACGACGGTGCTTCCAATAACGTTATAAAATCTAAAGATTGTATATGGTGTTGGTCGATGGGTTGTACAAAATTCTTTTACCACATCTTCCGCGGCACGTTTACTGATGCCATAAGCACTCTCGCAACCAACTGCGGCACCTGTACTAGCAAAGATAAAGTTTTTAGTTTTAATCTTGTTAATAACATTCATAGTACCATTCAAGTTAGTAATGTAATATTGAATAGGAATATGTTCACTTTCCCCTACATTAACTAGTGCGGCTAAATGAATGACTGCATCAAATTCTTCATCAATCGTAAATATCCTATTGATATCTTGACGATAAAATTTATTTATTACTTCCTGGGGTTGATTTATATCTAGTCCATGCACTTCATATTTCATAGAAGTCATTAGCATCTTGCTTAGATGACTACCAATGTAGCCTGAGCTACCTGTAATTAAAACTTTTTTCATAATCCTTCGAACAAGCTTGCACCTGTTAGTTCCTCTACTGGTTTGTATGTTGGGTCTTTGCTAAGATAAGTATCATTATCTGTATAACAAAGATTAAAAAATTTATGCCTATTCCCTAAAACACTTTCAAAATCTTCACGTGCTAAATGCTTACGGTCTAGTTCTTTGATGTAATTACGATATTTTACAGTTTCATATGTGTTAATTTTTGCGGCATTGGTATTGCTACGTTTACCAAAAAAACTATATAAAAATGTAATCCAACCTTGCGCTACCTCATCATCTAACTCACATACATAATCTAAGGCTTCATCTGATTGTACAGAGCCATATATTTGTTTAATAGTCTCTGCGGCATCTTTGATGTTAACTTTATGAAAGTATTTCTCATTGAAATTATCTGACCAATCTTGATTATCAAGAACTACACAAGGCATATGACCCAGACATTCTAAGAAAGCAAATGGATAGTTCTCACGCAAGCTTGGCATAAAAAATGTATCACTACTCTGAATGAAATCTACTTTCTCTTGACCAGTAATACCTGCACGAATTTCGTAATCAGTAATACCCGCATCACTAAATGCTTTCTCAAATTTCTTTGCACCGTTACTATTAGTCATTACTTTGCATGGCAATTTACATTCTTTCATTACACGAATATATGCTTCCGGATTCTTACCCTCTTCCCATCGTCCGATAAACAATACACCTTTCTTAGGTCCATTGTATCGTTCTAATAATCCTCGTTCACTCATTGGCATGCGTAACAATTCACAGTTAGTAGCACCAAATTTAGTTAACTCATCAATATTCTTTTGACTTTGTGTGCCAATAATAATATCAGTAAACTCCATATGCTTATTATAGAAGTTATGATAACTATCTAAGAATACATCACTGCCCTGACTATCACGGAATATCATACTATGCAAGTGAGTATAAAATACAACAGGAATATATTTGTTAATTGTCATAGCATAAGCCGCAGTCATCGCTTCCTGAGTATTGCATATAATCATATCATACAGATTTTCTTCAAATGCTTCTAGTATTGCAGTACGGAAGTTAATAATCTTTTCAAAGTTAATTGTATCACTAAATGCAAATGTAGCAGTATGTTCATTGTAACGTAACGGCTCTAATGGCCATATAGTATTAGCACCCAGTGACTCAATAAGTTCTGTAAACTTACTATTATTGGGTGCTTTGTCTAATAAAATATCAACCTTCCAACCAATGCGCCCGCACATTTCAGTAAAGCCTTTAGCAAAACTACCTATACCACCATGTGGTATAAAATGCTGGTCACTAATTAAAAAAGCAATTCGTTTATCGTATGTTTTCATCTATGTCTCTAACCATTTCAATTACAGGTACATCTTCCCAACTCGTCCACACAGTATTTGATATATAAGTACCATTGCTATTTTTAATACTATAATCTGTGATATTAACTTGTTGTCTATATTGTAACACTTTTTCAGGTCCATCCCAACCAGGACGGACAACATATCTCATTTCCACCATATATTTACCTCGTTAATTTCCATATAATATGGGTATTCTTATCGTGCCATCGATGTTCAAATATGGATTCACCTGGACCAGTAATCATCCTAGTCATACGATAGCCTTTCTTTAACCAAATACGCTTTCCGGATATATGACATAGTTTTGGTAACCAAGCGAACTTAAGTTCAGTACCTATTAATCTGTCATAAAAATAATCGTATGATTGTACGCCCGGATCAAATCCCATCAAGTACCCCATTCATTCTTAAACAATGGCACTTGCAATCTGTCACTAAATCTATAACCACGATTCATTGCTTCAATAGCAACATTCTTAGCATTTAAGTTATACACACTTTCTACACCACCGCATGGCATAAAGTATACAGGACCTCTAAATCCACCTGTACGAAACTCTTGTACAGCTTTATCTGCTTCTAATGCATCTTCCTTAGTAGCGATAACAAACTTTAAATATACAAAGCCGATACTTTCATATTGACGAATGATACTAGGACAAATTGCTTCTTCCCACTTCTCACCACTGATACTTAATTTGGGACTTACACTAAATGTTAGTGCATTCTTTTCTCTGTTAATCTTCCATTGTTGTAGATAGATTGATAGGTCTTGACTAAGTTCTTGTGTACCATTAGTTTCGAAAGTAATCTCTTTAAGACTTCTCATTTTCTCGTTTGAAAGTAAGTCAGGATACGCTCTTTGCCAGCCAAGTAAAGGTTCTCCACCAGTGATGACAAGGTGCTCATCCATCCAGCGATTGTAAGGAAGCATAGCCATAATGTTGTCAACAATATCATCGGTACTATTAACATGGCTGAGATGCTTAAACCTAGGATCCCAGCTAGCGTAGCTATCACACCCTGTACTGACCAGCGGTAATTTTTTATAATCATCATAATAGTGAACCCTTGCGGCAATATCTTCTACTTCTTTACTTACTTCACCTTTAGGCATGCCGAAGCCTGCACATTTAAAGTTACAACCAAATGTTCTTAGGAATACACTAGGTACTCCCATGTAACGACCTTCACCCTGAATACTATAAAATAGTTCT